AGTGTTTGTGTTTTAGGTTGTTAAAACCTATTTAAATTTCAAATTTTCTTTTTCTAAATTTCCAAAATGCAAACCTTTTTCTTATCATCAAATAAGAAGGTTCGCTTTCATTAATATAAGCCTCTCTTTCGAACAAAATGTTTCGGTACGCTTTACGTCTCGAACCATAGATGAACAACTTCCTCACGTAATCGAAAATGTACCACAAGTAAAAAGGTAATACAAGTAATTCGCGTTGTTGATGTATGTGTATCATCTCGTGATTAATTAACGTTTTGTTATACTTGTCGCTTTCGTTAGCCACAAATATAAAAGGATAGAGAGTTATCGCTCTATAACCATTTGGTACGAAAAAGTTGCTTTTTCTAATTCTTATTTTCATTTTTACGAATTTTAATAGATAGTATAATTATTCAAAAGTTATAAAACCAGGTGGTGGTTGTTTAATCATAAAAGAAAATTCTCCACAACCTGAACTACAATGGTCTGGGTCGAAAGGTGGGTTAGCTTGCATTTCAAATATGAAATAGATATAATATAAATTAGGGTTTTCAAGTGTTATTGTTGCGTCTAATTCTCTGTTATCAAACGATACATTAAATAACTTTCCTTCATCAAAAGCCTCGTAGTTGAAATCTGAGGTGAAATCGGTTTTACTTAAAAATATGTATTTCAACTCAGTTCCTGGTATAGAATACATTTCAGCTCTACAACTATAGGTTACAGTTACGATTTCAAAGATTTCAGAACTATTGAGAGTTATTTTCATTTTATTTTTTCCTGCTTCAGCTCCCAAATCTACTAACGGCAACTTGGTAAACACTCTAACTTCTTCTCCGAAGTTACAAATGTACTTGTCTATTCTTCGGTTAAAAGCAGAGGGATTGTAACCAATAGGTCGCACAGAGTGTTCTGTACTCAAACTACCCTTCCTATTCTCTACTTCTCTATTGGCTTTTCTACCCCATTCAAAATATAACAATGCGTTCATCTAATTTTGCAATTTTTTAATTAACGGATAAGGTACGAAAGCAGCAACAATATCGTACCAATCTATAAATGTTTTCTTTATATACTTATCATACAACTCTTTTGTAAAAGCTAAAGATAAAAGTGTAAAGAAAGCTAATAGTAAAGATTTTCCTAGACTTAGGAAAAATAAAGATACTATAAAAGTAAGTAGGAAAATCGTATTTCCCCACTTACTATGTTTTAATTTATCTTGTCCTTTAAGGTTTTGTTTTAATTTAGATACCAACATATTCTTCGTTTAATTTGTTATTCATATAATTTATAAAATTTAGATGTTTCGTATATCTATAAAAATCTGATTATTTAATCCATAATCAATTATAGCTGTACTTCCTTTTTTACCATTTAACACTGTATCTCCAGTGTATATAGGTGGCAAACTTCCAGAAAATGTAACAGAACCACCATCATACACTTTTCTTACTGCAAATGTTGTTAATTCAGGCATTGTGTTAAAGTTGAGAACGCAATCATTTACAATGTGTGCTGTTTGACCAACAACGTTGGAAGTTATATCAAATGTAGATGTTGTTACATTAATACTTCTTTCACTACTTCTATCTTCTAATGTAAACCATTCTTTGTATATCCCTCCAATAACTTGTTTTACATACAAACGTTTATCGTCCGAATCTATATTTTTAGCAATTATAAATCCCCATTGTTTAGAAGAGTGAGTGAAACCTACCATTTCGTAGAAATGAGTTGACGGTGCATTTAATATAGCACTACCTGAGCCAAAATGAATAGAACCATCTTTATCTAAAAAAGTATGAGCGTCTGTAATTGTTTTGTATTGAGGGATTTCACTTTCTAAATCTTCAGGTGCGGGTGACCAATCTGTAGGGGTGTTTCCGTACTCAATTTTGAAATTTCTTAATTGGTATTTTCCTGCTAATTCACTCCATCCTAAATGTGGAGACCAACCTACTTTTGAAACAAATGTTACACCTACTCTCACCCATTTGTTCAATTCGATTGTATCGCCATAAATAGGTTTCAAGTTTAGATAAGGTGAAAAACTCCCAGGATAATAAGTAGGCGGTTTTAACGTACCTTCTAAAACTCTAATATCAAAACTAACAGATACTGTTTTATTTAAAGTATCCTCAACGTATTTTGGTTGTATATTATTAGTAGACCAATTACCATTTCCACTTGTCACGTGAAACTCAGATATTTTTTCAGAATCTTTGTTTACCTTTGAAATACCTGCACCTGTAGCTATACTACCGAATGGTACAAACTCTGAATTAAACATTAGATTCCTTCCGCCAACCTTAATGTTTTCATTTTTAAGTTCTGAAAGATTTGTAACTCCACCGCCTGCTAAAACAACTTTATTATCATCTGTATGACCCCAAATTTTAATACCTTTTGTATGTAAATATTTTAAATCATTCCATTCCTTATTTCCTATTGTTAATGTATCATTATTTGTTCTAAATCTTGTAACATTTCCATTTTTATCTGTATCAAGCCATAATTCAGAACCTTTCAATTCATTTGCCGATTCCAAATATGTTGGAACTACAACTTTATCATTTTGAACTCCGAAAAGTAAATCACTTGTTCCTCCTGAAACACCTGTCCTAACATTGAAAACATTACTATTTCCAATATATGTAGATAAACCGTGTTCCAGATTCCATTCTCTAAATAAACCATTTCCGTTTAATTGACTAAGACCTGAAAATTTAACCCAACTTTTATCTTGAGTTGCTAATTTTTGTTTAAACCAAAAATCTGATGATTCAATTGCTAACGGGAAGGCTAAATAATATTGCCAATCTAACGAATTTAAATGTGAACCTGCAATAAAATGCCACCATACATTACTTCCTTTAACTGGCGCACCTTCAACATTATCACCATCTGCTACTTTTAATATTCCTTTTTCTGTAAGTAATGTGTTTAAATCTGAAACTCTTTCATATCTTACTTTTTTATCTATTTCAGGCTTATTCTGAATTTCAGTCCAATCATAAGTAGGTTTAGTTTGTGTAACCCAACTTGGTAGTGTTGGAAATGTAGGTTTATCCGTAACATCGTTCCAACTAACTGCCTTCGGAATAATAAGTTTTCCACTACTACCATTAGCACCTGTAAGTCCAATTGTGTATGTTCTGGAAATAGCAGTGTCAGCCAATGTAACAGAAATACGAGGTTTGTTTGTTATATCAACCCAAGAATGAGTGTGAGAAATGTCAGCTTTCTTAGCAACTTCGTCATCAACATACTTCTTCTGTACAAACTCGTTATCTTGAGTAGGGGCGGAGTATGTAGCTTTGGTTTCTACAAATACTCCGTCCTCAATTTGTTTCTTTTGTATTTTCTTTGCCATCTTTTATGTTTTTATAAACTAATCTGCTTTAACTTTGTATTGAACCACAAGTTCGTCTCCCGTGTCAATATTGTAACCAACTTTTGTATTGTCGATAGACATAATCTCGTTAGAGAAACTAACTGCAGCTCGTGGTACATAAACTCCATTCACCCACACACTCCAAAATTTAGTATCGTCAACCTTATGTGTAAGTTCAATTCTTACAATACTTCCTATAACGTGAGAGGCTTGAATTTCAATAGTTTGTACATTTTCAGCCTGAGGTTGTAATCCCTCTTGTATTTTTTTCAACGCTTTAACAGAAGGATATTTAGCACTTTCGTCAGCACTACTTACAGAACTTATGTCGTCAACCTTATTAGCAATCTTCTCTCTATCGTTTTCAACAGCTGTCACTCTATCTGTTAATAAAGTTACATTTCTTTTATTAACATTAGCTTGAGTTTCAACTGTCGCTAACTTGTCTTCAACTTCTTGTGTTTTAATTTTAGTTGTGTATAAGTCAAATAAAGCTGTTAGGTCAACCGAAGCTGCTTCTGTTCCGTCACTATTTAGTAATTTCAACTTCTTACCATCAAGTCCCAACCCATTAGCTAAATTAGAAACCAATGTTCTAAGAGGAATAGTAGAAAGAACCTCGTCTTTATCGTTTTTAAGTTCTAACGTTTTATCTGTTTCGTTAACGTGGAATTTTGTACCTTCGTTGTTAAGAAATGCAAGATTTAAAACCCCGACAGTCACACCGTGTTTGTCTTTTAGAGTAAGAGCAGCTGTAGTAGGGTTTATCTCGGCATTATGTACAGCACTATCGTTGGCGTTAACTTGGTCTTGTAAATCGTGGATTGCAGTGTAGTGTCTGTTCAACACTGTTTCCAAATCACTCTTCACCTTTTTAAGTAAAGTGATGTTTGGATATTTATCGTCAGGGTCAGATGAATTTATCTCGGATACTTTGTTTACCTTATCTTCCTTACCTACTAAACCTAATGTTGAAATCATCGAATCTATATCCGCTTTAATCTGTTTAATAAGTTTAATGTTCGGATATTTATTTTCGTCGTCTCCAGAAGTAAGGTTATCTACTTTGTTAGCTACCTTTTCACGCCTTGCAAGTTCGGTATTAGTATTTGTCTCAAGCTCCATTAGTTGGCGAGCCAACTCGGTAGCAATAGTGTTTATCTGTTTTCCAGAAATAGCGTCTGTGCTTGTAGCACTTATTGTTCCGTCACCTAAATTGGTTACTTTTCTGTTACCTAAATCTAAACCTTGAGAAGACATTTTAACATCACCTGTGCTAACTTCGTTTAAAGTGATTTTATCGGCAAGACTTATATTGGCTTGCTTGTCTTCCATTTCAACCTTTATGTTAGGTAACTTACCGAACAAATTGAAAGTCTCTCCTGTTTTTACTTCGGTGGTGCGACCCAACTTGTCTCTAAAAGTAATAGGTTTTTCAGCCTTTCTTTCAGCTTCTGTAAGTTTATTTTTAAGAACTTCTACAAGTCTTTCCAAGAAAGCAACTTTATTTACAGTTGTACCTAAAGAAGATTGAATGTTCTGCATTAGATTGTTAAAGGTATCTAACTTTTGTCTTGCTTCACCTACCAATCTCTTATCTTCAATTGTATAATCTTCGGAAGTTAATCGTTTTCCGTCTTGCTTATCTACTTTCTCGTTGAATTTAGTAGTCAAAAAGTTGATAAGAGAGGTGTCGTTGCGCCAATTGTAAGGTGGTACAGAAGGTGCTTGTGGAGTACCTCCACCATTTCCATTACGAACCGTGTATTCTAAGTCCTTGATTTCAGTCTTCAAGTTTTTCAAATACTCGTTAAGTGCGTCTATTATCTTTGTTAGATTTTCACCCGACAATGTACCTAAAACAGGTATAGGGTTTTCTGAGGTAACACAACGAGTGGTGAGCAACAACTCACACACATTGTTATCGTTATTTACTGTAGGTCTATTTATCTGTTTGCAAACTTTTGCCATATTTCTTTACTATTTTATGCACAAATTTTATTAATAATAGCTTGCAACAAGTCTTGCAAACTTCTAATTCCAGTATCACAAGGAGATTGTAGGCACTTTAAATCCAATTTAGAAATATCTACACCTCCGTTTCCGTTAGAAGAACTTCCACTTCCTCCGTTTTTAAGAACACAAAGTTCCTTTTCCAAAACTTTAAGAGCAACAGCTAAGGTTAATTTACTCTTTTCAACTCTGTAATTAACACAAGATGCTCCTAAGTCTTTTAAATCACTCCCTTCTTTTATCTCTTTAATGAGTTTATAAAGTTCAGAGATTGTCTCTTCAGCCGTTACACAAGTCTCATCTTTGAGTTTTGAAAATTCAGGGAGTTCTGTATCGTAATACACGCACACTGCCTTTGTTTTAGTTCCGCAAGTATGTTTTATTTTATAACCACAATTTGTCATCTTCTCTATCTTTTAGTTTTCGTATTTAAATGTAAGTTTCTGCAACGACATTCTAATATCTTCGTATTCCTTATCTGTAAAATCACAACGTCCTTCACAAAGTAATCTTGATAAGGTTTTAAGCGCGGAGTAATCGTATTTGTTGTAACCTTCCCCTATTCCAAATCTTGTTTTAAGCATATAAGAATGACCTAACCCACTTAAAGCTGTATCTGCTAAGTAGGAAAGGTCGGAGTTAGTGTTATGTACCAGACTTTGTGTATTCATCTTCTACAAGTTTTTTAAGGTCTAAAAATTGTTTTCTATCAGGGCATTCAAAGCCATAATTCTCAAACCATTTTTGAATAAGAGATTTTTTCTTTTCAATCTCCGCGTGTGCGACTTGACCAAGAACCGCTTTTGTCTTGAACATCAAGTCTTGCAGTTCGTTTAACGAAACTGCGCATAGATTGTCGTTTATCGACCCTCTGTTTATCTGTCCCATATCGTCATTAATTAGCGAATCGTTTTGTGAAGGTTGTATATTTACAACGTTCTGTATTACATTATTACCTTTATTACATCCACATCCCATAATATTAGCATTTTTTACAACGTTTGACTCTCTCTATAAGTTCTTGTGCTCTAAACAACAACTCTTGTGCTTTACAAACATCGTCAAATCTTACAGAAGCCTTAGCTCCATCAATCAACATTTGTATATCAGTTATTACATCTTTAAAACACTTGTTGTTTTCTTTACAAGAGTTGTAATACGCTATAAAGAGTTTATCCAATTCTAATTGGGTGTTATCAACTTTCAAGTACTTTCTTGTAAGATTGAACTTATCAGGAGAACCTTTAACTGTTATTGTATAAACTCCATCAGGAAGAGGGTTAAGCTCTATAGGGCAATCGTCGCTGCAAGATAAGCCTAACGTCTCCGAATTGAAAGAGTTGATTTGATAAGGTTGAAAATAATGCGCTACAAAATCTGTCTCAGGGTCATTACCAGGAGTGGTTATTTCAATCACCTTCGGTTGGTTTTCAATCTGCGCCCATACAGAATTATCAGCTATCATCAACACACGAGGGTCTCCCGTGTCTATAACTTGAAAATCTATTTTAATATTAGAAATCATTCTTTTACTTTTTATTAGAAAAACTTATTTACGCCAAAATAAAGCGTTTGATTGGAATTACCTTGTAGATAATACACAAAACGTTTGTATCTAAAACCTCCCGATAAACCTACAATAGGTTGTCTGTAAAGATAAGAGTATCCAAAAGCACCTCCAAACATCCAATCAAAATTATCAACTCTCAAAGAAGGTGATTGTATAGGTAGAGATTTTACTTCTACAGAAGTTATCTCAAGCCAACTTGGAGCGTTAAGATATGCTTCGTAAATACCTTTTTGTTTTTCGGTAACTACTAAATCTAAACGTAAGGGCTGAAAGTCAAACTCACTAATAACTGAATTTTCTTCAATCTGCGCTTTATATCGCACAAAATAGTTTTCTTTCTTAGGGTAATAATCTTCAAAATACGTGTAACCATTTGTCTTACTTAAAGGTATTACTGATTTTTTACTTTTTAATTTTCCTACTACTTTAGTAAGTGAAGTTACTTTTCGTTCTTCAGCTTTTAATTTATCGTACAAATATTGATTTTCAATCGCAAGTTGTTCCATCAACTCTCTTTCTTTGTACATATCGTTTACTAATCGTGCGTAGGTAATACTATCTTCTTTGCGAAGGCTATCTTTCTCAATTATTTCACGCTTGTAAGCAAGTTCCTTCTCTGTAGGTTGATTAGGCTCGTGATTACAACGTCTTTGTAATAAGACTACAGCTATAAGGATAGCTAAAATTACAAATATGTATAAGTTGTGTCTGTGTTGTGTTTTCATAGTAATTTATTTTTTAATCAAAGGAATGGTTAAAACCAAGTCGTCACCTTCGTATTTGAAAAACTTAGAAGTTTCATTGGTATCTGCAGTTATCGTGTACATATTTCCCCACAATGTAAAATTTAAAATAGGATTTCCGTTCGAACTACTACCCCATTGAAAATCAACAGGTTTATACTTCATAATTATAGGGTACACATTCTTAGCATATCTAAAACTGTTATAATAAAAATTAAAACTAATGTCCCAATGAGAAGATTTCAAGTTATTTTTAATGTGTTCACTTCCTTGTCTAACACTATTATAAAACGAACTTAACGACTGATTCATAGCACCTTCAAATTGTTTTTCAACCTTGTTGTAACTTAAAAGCAGCGGTTCAGTGTTATGTATTGAAAAATGTCCAGACTTTAAATGATAGGTTTGACTCAGTAAAATAGTCAAATCCTCGCCATATTCTCTCTCGACGTTCTCCATTGGTAATTCCTCTAAACCTTCAAATCGCAATATAAATCTTAAAACAGATTCCCTTCTTCTAAAATTTGTACTTAGTTTGAAACAAAAACTCTCCTTCTTCTTCATAACTACCTGCTAAAACTATAACCTTTTTCGTATCTGTCAAATAACGCTCTGTTTTTAAGTCCTAACATTTTTATATCTTCAGGGCATAAAGTTGAAAACTTACTTTCCGAAATGGCAAGTAGTTTATGTCTCTCTACCATCTGAGCGTAATATTGAAATAAAGTGACAACATTGGGTTCGTCTTGATTTGTCAATAACTTTTCGTAGAACTTCCAATTTACATAAGTAGTTACATATTGTTCCACTTCACCTAATCCTAATTCTGGAATTATTACATAACCTTTTTCGTCAAGTTCCATTCCGTAGTATTGCAGATAGATAGTACCTTCTTTAAAATTGGTATAAACTACATTTCCATTAATAACTATCTCGTTAGGATTATCTTTAACTACTAAATTTCTACAATGTTCTGTGCAAGCTGAACGTTTGAAACCTCTTCCTAATTTTAGGAGTTTAGGACGTTGATAATAGAATTTCACTTCTCTATCATTCATCCAAACTTTTTCAGTTATCAGCTTTTCTTCCTCTTCTTCACAACACAATTCGCAGCTGTTCCATTTTACACTTTGTTCTACTTTCTCAACCCACTGAATTGCGTTTTGTAAAATAGGTTTATCTTCTTCCTTGTAGTAGTAACTTTTAGGTTCGCATTGATATGCAGCATAAAGAGAAAAGAAATTGTCAGGAACTCTTGCTTCATAACCTTTTACGTCAAGAACAGCGTCCTGTAATACCATTATGTTGTTGCCAAGAGGTTTTAGAGCTTGAGTGACCCACTTGTACACTGACAAGTCATCAATCAAACCTGCCGCTAAATAACTTTCTTTCTCAGACTTAAACTCTGCTAAAAATTCTTCAAACCTCATAGATGTTCTTCGTTTATAAATAAAAAAAAATCCTACAACAATTATAGTGCAAATATAACACTTTTTTGTTGTAGGACAAAATTTATAATCTTAAAAATTATTTTGAATTTACTAACTTCTCTAAGTCTGATAATGAAATCTTATCAAAGTTCTCTCGGAAGAAAATCGTCTTATCGTTCTCCAAAATAGAAACATTTGGATTTTCTAAACCTTCTACTAATGAGAATATTGCGGAAGTTACAGGTTTGTGTCTTTCGAAACGTTCTTCCATAATCTTATCTTCCAAAATGTTGATAATGAAATCGCTATCTATTTCATTCGTGTCAATTGTTAATTCTGTCGTAATGTTCATTTTCTAATCTTTTTGTTGTGATTTTAAATCTTCTTTAAACTTATCAAGTGCTTTAATTCTCTTTTCTGAAGTTTTGGAAACAAAATCAACTTGTTCTTTCAAACTTCTCAAAGCATTGAGAATAGTCCATTGTACACGAGACTTTACTTCTCTTCTCATTTGCTCTTTGTTGTAACCAATCCATTTAGCAAACAAAGTCAATCTTACAATCTCTGTATCTTCGTAGTTGTAAATAGGAAATTCTATCTCTACTCTGTTAAGTCTCAACCCATCGTTACAAATAAGTTCGAACTTACTTTCTTGGATGATATGCGAGTTGGGTACACCTTCAATGTCGTATCCGTACAAATCATCGTTTTCCAACAAATCTGCTCCGTACTTTTTGTAAATTTTACGAAGTTCACCTCTACAAATTCTTTGTGCACATCTCAACTTATTGAGATAGATTTCCAACATACCAGTTATTTCTCTCCTACGATAAGGTTGTTTCTTTTCAAATTTCGCCATTTTCTTCTTTATGTTTTCTAACAATTTCTTTTCGTCTAAAGGTCTCGTTTATCTTAAAGTTCCTTATCATTTCGCCTATAAAGTTGTCTCTCTCAGCTTCGGTTTTCATTCTCACAAGTACGTCTTGAGGAGTATGACCATCGTATTCAAAAATACACTTTTCAGTTTCAGGAATTTTGAACAAGTCCCAATCTTCAGCTTTGTAATGATTTGTTATTATTCCGCTATCCAACTTTGCACAAACAATAAACCATTTCTTAGGCTCTCCGAAACACCATTCTCCGCCGTGATGTTTCCACGATTTATGAACGTAGTTTTTGGTAAACACACCTTCTACCGCTTCTCTGTTTTCAGGTAATTGAATACCCCATTCGTTGAATAGAAGTGCATTGTACAACTTTCTATATTCGTAAAGTTCTTCAAAAGTGTGATAACCATCGCTTATGGATTTTGTTTCAATCTTTGACATCTTTTCAGGGTCATTCAGACATTCTTGAAGGAATTTTATTCGTATTCCTTCAACCTTATCATCATCAATCTTTCTTAACATTCCGTCATATTTTCCTTCCTTAATTGATATAAGTTTTTCTAAGCAGGCTTCACGAGCTTCCTCGTAAGTTTCAAACCATTCATTAGATTGAATAGAACTACCATCTTTTAAATACACTTCAGTATAGTACTCGTAACCATAATAATGCTCAACTACAAGGTCTAAATAAAGTTCTATCGAAAAGAAGTAACGTTTCTCTTTTCTAAAAAAGTCAAAAGCCTCTTCCCAAGTCAGTTCGCAAGACGGGTCAGGTGTTTCAAAAGCAAGTTTGCTTATCCTGACAGCCAATCGGTTAGGTATTAATATTTTATCTAAATTCATAATCTAATCTTATAAGATGTTTTTCTTGTTTATTGTTTCAAAAACTATCTGTTGAGGTAAAACATCGTGACAAATGTAAACTGAACTAAAAGGAGGATTTAGCTCTGTCTTACCGCTTGTGTAATCACGCATAAAACTAACGCGTTTGTCAAAGTACATAACTTCAAACTTGTTGTTTTTAAACAATTCAAACCTGTTTTTACTTTCGAAAATTCCAACCACGCCCAACAACATTGCAAAAGGAACGTTTGCCGAAAACAACTTTTCTAACACTTCAGTCTTTTTGGAGTAAGGCGGATTTGAAATAACATAATCGTAAAACTGAAAGTTGTCATTGCTTCTTTCAAAGAAGTCCTTACCATCTTTTATGTGTTCACATTGCACATAGTGTCCGTTAGCCTTTAAAACCTTAACATAAAGACTTTCTTCTGTATCGAAAGGACAAAGTATCTTACTATTAGGTTTTAAATATTTTAATAATGGTTCTATCGCATAGTAAGGTGTGTAGAACTCGTCATTAGGATTTACTTCACCTTGTATCTCTTTCTTATTTGTAATTGTATCTAATTTCATTTATAATGTTTTTAATTTGTTTCTGTAACGTTTAAAAGACAACAGCGGCACGGATTACCTCTCTCACTCAACACTTTTTCACCGATTCTATACTTACTACCTTCAAATATAGAAAACTTTAAAGTTTTACCTGCAAAAGAAATTTCATAACAGCCTTCTTCTTCAAGTATTTCCATTAATGAATTATCTATAGAATTGCTAATTACACAAGCATAACGTTTATCCTTTATATAGCCTTTCTTTGATAAAAATTCGATAAATTTATTTAAGTAACCAATAACAGTGGTTGTACGATACCCTTTTTCCCCTGTCAAGTCCATAAGTGTAAAAAAATTAACATTTCCTTGAAGGAAAGCCACATATTTACCTTCACTAAATGTGTCAAAAGGGTATTGAAGCCAATCTACACTTTCAATAGGTTTTTCCTTAAAGGCTACAATTCTTTCTAATAATTTCTTACGCTTCCACTCTCTATGTCGTTCGTAAAGTTCGTCACGCATAACAGATTCCATATTCATAGTCATCTTGTGAACAATGTCACGGATAGCTTTAGAATCTATAAATTCCTCACTGACACCTCTATACAACCACTCTGCTTCTGCTTTAACTGCATTATAAACACTACTATATAATTCTTGCGTCATAACTACTAAATAAATGTTAATGTGTTTTCACGAATTTTTACTGATAAAAACTTTTCAGGAAAAATGTCTCTGCATAAAAAGATTGTTTCCAGAGGAAACACTTTCATTTCAGGTTCTTTACCATCCTTACCCTTTGAAAGGAAAGATTTATAAAAGGATATAAAGCTGCAATTATTTTCATTCATCAATCTCAATCGTTCTTTATTTGCAAACAAAGCGTCTTTAAAATGTACAATTAGTACAAATGGAACTTTGGTTGAAAATAGCTTTTTCATAACATAATTTAACCTATATCTAAAAGGGTTAACAACTATGTAATCATAACTTTCTAACTTATTGTCAGGATAGTTTGCAAAATCCTCATCATTTTCAAAAAAGATAGTATCCGCCAAAACAGTTTTGTTTTTAATAGTAAGTTCAGTAGTACATTCTTTCTGAGAATCCACAAATAAAATTTTAGCATTCTCTTTTATATAAGGTGTAACTGCTTCAACCAAACCATTTACCTTCCCAATTTCCAAACGAAAACTTTTGTCTTCTAAGAAATTCACAGTTGTTTTTATTTCCATATTCATAATTTTATTTTATAATTCCTAATTGTTTAAAAATGTTCTCCATCAAAATTGAAGTGACATTTATGTCCCACCCATTTCCTGCCCTTGTAGCAAGCTGAGAATATGATAACCCCGCCCAATCAACTTCAAGGTCTCCTAAACCCATAAGTTTAAACATTTCGTTAATTGACATCTTGCGAACTTCTTCTCTACCTCTACGCGGCTCTAAAACTCTAAGAGAACAATGTTTAGGGTCTGTAAGTGTAGGGCAAATCCCATCAGTTTTAATCTTCTTATTGTAAACGTCTAAACATAAAGGTTCATCAACTTTAAAGCTCGCTATTCCTAATCGTTCTTTTAATCTTACAACTTGTTGTTCAGACAAATAATGATTTTCGTCAATATCATCAATCGGGTCTAAGAAATTCTTAACGTGTCCACTACTACAAGTTGAAAAAGGAGTAAGAGTGAAATCCTCAGGTAACCTCTCCAATGAAGCGAAAATCCAAACACGCTCTCTGTTCTGAGGTATTCCATAATCCTTAGTGTTTAACAATGTGCAAACGAAAGAAGAATTTTCAAAAGTAGAATAACCTATTTCCTTCAACATCTCAGAAAGAGCTTCTCTTGTATCTTTAAATTTCTCAGATAAAAAACCTTTCACATTTTCTAATAAAATGTATTTCGGCTTCTTAACTTTAAGAATGCGAACAATGTGATGTAACATTGTCCCTCGCCCCATAAAGTCATCAACCCCTTGCATTAAACCTGCAACAGAAAATGGTTGACAAGGAAATCCTCCTGTAAAAATATCAAAATCAGGTAGTTCTTCAGGGTTTATCTTAGTAATATCTCCGTAATTTCTAATATCACCTTTCTTACAATGGTTTGCTTCAAATAGTTTAATCGCAAACTTATCTATCTCAGAATAACCTACAAGTTCATAATTAAAAGAAGGGTGTTTAGCTTTCAATCTTTTTAGTGCGAAGGACGCCCCCCCCCATTCCTGCAAAACCTTCGAAAACTCTCAATGTCATAGGCTCTATTTATTTTTAATGAAAATCTTTTTCTGTTCTTTTGTTTCTCCCCATAGAACTTTATTAATGTGAGTAAAAACTAATTCAGGGTGTTCTTTTATGAAAGAATAGGCTTTCTTTAAGCAGTAGTCAAGATTGTAGGCTGTAGCGATTGTACGACGCACACCTTTGTCCAACACCATTGCCATATAACAATACTTACCTTGCTTGTAGGTATCTTTACAACTCCATTCAACTTCCTCAAAGACATCGTCTGTAATTTCATAGTTGTAGATGTTTTCGATAATATTGAAAATCGTCATCATTCTTTCCTCGTCACGAAGTGATTCTTCAGAAACTCCGTGAAACGCTAAAGCTTTCTTACGACTATCGTAATTCACTTTAAATTGTTCTAATTTTGTCATAACTGTTTTAACTATTTTAACTATTTTTAATTTAATTTATCTATTTCAGTAAATCTGAGACACTTGCTAACGAAATCTTAGTAACCTTTTCGTTGTAACAACGTTCTATAAAACGTCTCACCTTTCGTTTGGCTCTACTACATTTACTTGCGACAGCAGAAGTATAACTAACTCTATCACCACACTGCCATTTAAATTCAAAGATTTTCTTTACACCTTCTCGGTATTTAAGTTCAGCTTCCCTTTCAAGATGTTCTTCTACAGCTTTATTGAAATTTGCGAGACTTTCATCAATGTTTTTTGTTTGACATCTTTCTTTCGAAACTTCTTTCTCATAAAGAAGTACAGCCTGCGGTCTGTAAGTAATATCAAAACAGATTTCATCTTTAACATTACATAATCTTACCCACTCGTCACCTTTATCAACAAGTCTCACAAGCTCACCCATATAATAAAACAATTCCCCTATATTCTTTTCACGAATATCTCCCGAAACTTCTTCTAAAACTTCTTTCTCAGGAAGTTCTTCGGGAAGCCATTCACGCCTAACATAAATTAAACTTTGGTCTGATAAATTTTTCAGTGTCATCCATTTAGAATTTTTGCTCACAACTTTCATAAGTGTGTCTTCATAGGTTATAAATTCACCCATCATAGCTAAGTCATAATGATTTCTTGTTTCCATTGTTATTTATATTTTACCATTTCAATAATTTGTTTTTCTCTTTCCTTTTCTCTACGTTGTCTTTCTTTACGTTCGCGTCTTTCTTCCATTCGAGCTATAGCTTCTTCAGTAAATTTAAAGCGAACTTCGCTTTCAAATTCAGTCATAGTTAAAACACCTCCACCTAAGATGATAACACGCACAAAAGTTGTGATATAGCTTAAACATAAAACTCCTACAATTAACACGACAGATAGACCACCAGTAAAAGGTAAAAATGACAAAAAGAACCACGTTATTAAAAACTTAGGGTATTCTTCCTCTTCTTCTACAAATAAAGTAAACCACACACCAAAACGTCTGTATAAAACTACAAACACAATCCACAATATTAAAGAAATTGCAGAAGACAATAAATAAAATTCAAAAAGTGTCATATTCAAAAAAATTAAAAGTCCTCGAACCTCTTCATTGTTTATAGCACGAGGACTTCATTGTTCATAACTAATTTAAAATAACGGGAGTTCTTCCGTCAGTGATTATAACTTTATTATCAGTGTTTCGAAGCATTTCAATATATTGCTGCATTAAAATCTCCTTCGTTAAACCACCTGATTGCGTTCTGTTGGTCTCCGCATCTATTTTAGCCTTCTCTAACAGCATTCTTGAAGTTTCCAATTCATTCTTAACGCGATTAGCTTCCTGAATTGCCTTATTTCTGTCTTCAACCGCTTTCAACATCGATTTGGGAGGTTTTAATCCAGAAGTAAGGGTTGTTAAATTGAAATATTTATTTTCAAATTCTTTAGTTAATCGTTGTTGTACAGCTTCTTCAAACTTAGCTAAATTATTCATCAAACTATCGGTAGTGTAATTACGCGCTTCTTCTCTATATGCGTCCGTAACCCGCTTGTTAAGTACATTATTCTCTATATTTTCGAAAAACGTATCGGGAGCGTTTACATTATAGTTCTTATAGTTAAAGACAATCTCTCTACCTTTACCTCGAATAGGAGTGTAAGTATAAAGAGGGTCTACCGTAAAAACACCTGCATCTTTTGCAGTTATTTCCACTATGGCAGGGTCTCCACTTTGCTCCCACATAGGTACTTCATAGAGTTCGCGACCAAACCAAGCAACCCATTGTGCGCCAGTTACAGGTTTGAAAGATTCTATACCATTACGTCCGTACTCAGTCATTAGAATACCTTCGTAATTCGGTTCGGGTCGCATACAACTATTTACTAAGGAGAGACCCAATAAAGCTAAGAATAAAAATTTAAACTTCTTCATCTTCTTAATTGTTTTTATTATTATTTGATTTATTTTTAATTTGTTTATAAAGCAATTTATTGTAGGGAAACCAAACAAGAACTAAAATAATAACAATTGCTCCTATAAAACCTAAAAAAGGTTGGTTGCTTTCAAATAAAGATATTGAAATCCCTATCAAAAACACAAGTAACAATCCATACAATAACGTCAATGTGAATGACGATTTAAAACTTCTTTCTGTTGTTGTCATTTTATTTCAATTTATCTTTTGTTTTCTTAGGTATCCACGACAGTGTAACAACCCTATCTGCAATATAAAACGCTAAAATACCAATGTTAATAGCTATTAATATAATTGCTACAAAAATGTTAGCGAAAGGTATCAACGATAATATGAAGAAAACCTTACAATACCGCATTACAGAATTGTAATCTTCAAACCAATAATCAGTTTTTTCTTTCAAAACATTGTCATCACCATCATACCTCTTCCACAAAATGTAGAAGAATAATCTTGCAAGTAAATAACATATCACAATTATGATAAAGTATTCTATCAACCATTCAGTTACTGAAAATTCATTTGTACAATCTTTCATTTTACATATCTAATTAAATCATTTTCTTTTATTTTACCTTCATAAATGTCTTCCAAAACCTTGTAACTTTCGTATAAACAAGGGTCGGATAGATAATATGGATTTGTTTCTATTAAGACGATTTTGTGTTTTTCATTTCTATTATCCATTTGTAAATAACGAGAATGCTTAAAAACTATAGTATCAGCAACAAAGTTATCAATTGTTATGTTAGGAATAACTATTTCTTCTACAAATTTTTTGAGATTGTTACAAACAGAACTTAAATAGTTATCATCATAATCAAACTTTTCTTCATAAAATTGCTGAGAAATCCCTACAATCTTTCTACCTCTGACAAAAACTCTCCACTCTTCTTTTCTGTTCAACTCTTCAAAAGGTTTAACGTACAGACGAATGTAATCCTTGTCTAATTTAACCAAGAAACATAAATCTTCAAAAGTTCGCATAGAATACATTAGAGCGTTCACGATTTCAGTACCATTTCGTAAAGGTTTTAAACTATTTTCAGGATAGTTTTGCATATAATCTTTAGGACTTCTACTAACTAACTTTACAAACATTCCGTTTTCAATACAAGGTTTGTAATAATCTTGACCTTCTGATATTAACTCATCTATAATGTTAACCATTTCTTCGCGCGCTTCTTTATCCTCTTCTAACGCCCTCTTAACAAGTTCTTTTCTAAAATATAAGACTTGATATGGAAAAGTGTGTTTCAACAAACCTGCTCGCCAATCTGAATACTTGACACCTTTCAAATTTTCAAACCAATTCTTTGAAGTTTCTTTAAGACTTTCTTCAATTCCTTCCTTTTCTAAAATAGGAACATTTTCTAAAATCTTAGAAATCCTTTCAATATCTTGTTCAACTAATGCGTCTAACAACTCTTTATCTTTTATCATTTTTTCTCAT